TCACTTTGCCTGAAATCGCCTAACCGGGGACCACTCGCCGCGATAGCCAACCCGTCAAAGCGGGTGTTTCATTGCGACGTGAAGCCGCTCCTTGTAACCGCATTTGCTAGCCTCCTACCTGATGGCGGGGCTACTGGCGAAATCGTGTATTTGCCAGAGGGCGAGCATACAATCACCCCGTTCGTCAACGGCAAGGCAAAGCAAATCACCGTTCGCATTCCTGCCGAACGTGGCGAGGAAATCGCCGCCAGCCTGCAAGCTGACCTCATGAAGCGACAGGCGGGAAACGTCCGCCCGTGGTTTGACTTTGAACACAAAGGCGGCAAATCAAGCGCGCTTCCTCAGTCATTCCGCTACGAACCCGGCAAGGGTGTCATGTGCTCGCTGGAATGGACCGGAGCGGGCCGCGCAGCCATCGAAGGCAAAGATTTTTCCTACTTCTCGCCCACCTTCCTGATGGACGAAAACGGCACGCCCGCCGGGCTTCCAGACCGGGGACCACTCGGAGCGCTTGTGAACGAGCCTGCTTTCCGTGAAATTCCACGCATCGCCGCAAGTGACGCGGCAGAATCCTCACCTATACCGCCCCGCACAATGAAACTATTGCTCGCCAAACTCGGGATTGACCCCGCCCATGAATCCGCCGAACAATCCGCGCTCGCCAAGGTTGCCGCCATGGACGGCGAGATGACCGACAAAGCAAAGCGCATCGCTGAACTTGAAGCAGAGTTGGCGGAACTGAAGAAATCAAATGACATGGCAGAAGCCAAACTGGCAGAAGCTAACAAGGCTCGCCTGGGCGCCATCGTAGAAGCTGCGGTTGCCGCTGGCAAGATCGCCCCAAAAGACGAAGCGACCAAGGGTCAAGTGCTTTCTTTCCTTGAAGCCAACGAAGCGCTCGGCGCTCAGTTCATCGCTGCGCTGCCTGCCAAGTTTGACAAGCTGGATCAGCCGATTGCGCCGGTCAAAGCCGCCGACGCCACCGAAAAGGAACTCAGCCCACGCGAAAAGGTCGAAGCCGCAATCGCCGCCGAAGAAAAAGCCTAACCATTCACCCATAGAAACCGCACATCATGTCCGTTCTCACCATGCTCGACCTGGCCAAGCGCCAGAACTCTTCCAAAGAAGTTGGCTTGATTGAAGCCAATCTCTCGTCCGCTCCCGAACTTGCCAACTTCCCGGCTCGCACGATCAAGGGGACCAGCTACCACACGTTGCTGCGCACTGGCCTGCCTTCCGCCGCGTTCACTCATGTGAATGAAGGCGTAGCGGCGAGCAAATCAACCTACGCCAACAAGCTGGTTGAGTGCTTCCCGATTCGGGCACTGATCCAAATCGACAAGGCGCTTATCTCCGCCGACAACTCCCAATCCAGTCTCGAAACAGACGAGTCAATGGGCGTCACCGAGGCTGTGATGCGCCTGCTTGGCCGTCAAATCTACTACGGCAAGGCATACGACGCCAAAGGCCATATCGGCCTGCAAGACGTTGTCGGAAGCTCCATGACTCTCGACGCTGGCGGCACCACTGACAACGTGGCAAGCTCGGTTTACTTCGTGAAATACGGCATCAAGGACGTGCAAGTTATCTTTGGCAATGGCACTGTCCTTACGCTCCCTGCCTTCCGCGATGAAACCGCAGAAGACGCCAGCGGCGGCAAGTTCGATGCTCGCGTTTCCCACCTCACCGGCTGGGCTGGCATCCAATGCACCAACCCGAACAGCGTCGTCCGCATTCGCGACTTGACCACCGACAGCGGCAAAGGCCTGACCGATGCGTTGCTCGCCGCTGGACTCGCGCTGTTCCCAGCAGGAGTCATGCCGGATGCGATTTACATGAGCCGCCGCAGCCGTTCGCAGTTGCAAATCGCCCGTTCTGCGGTCGCTGCGCTGCAACTCACCGGCAAAAAAGGCGAAGCTGGCGGAAGCTCGGTTTACGCGCCGACTCCAACCGATTTCGAGGGGATTCCGATCATTGCTACCGATTCGATTCTCAACACCGAAACGCTTTCCTAACCTCTAACACCAAGAAAGACAAAACATCATGGCTAATGAATTTGCCCGCGCACTGAAAGACCTGAATAAGATCGTCACCAAGGCGAATGCCGCAGCCGGGGCCAACTCGGACGGCATCGACCTTGAACAGACCATCGGCGGCGAGATTGAACAAATGGCCGTCGAATTGAGCTTGCCCGCTGAAGCTGGACTGTCCGATACGAAGGTTCTAACATTCAAGCTTGAAGACAGCGCCAACGGAACCGACTTCACGGCGGTTGACCCGCTCATTTCCACCACGCAAACCGGCGCAAGTTCGGCTGGCTGCGCTGCGAAAACCGTTCGCTTCCGACTCCCCCCAAACACTCGCCGTTACATCCGCGTCGCTCAAACCGCTACCGCCACCCCAGGCACGCTCGCCGGGTCATTCACCGTCTCGCTACTGTTCTGATTCGCATTGGTTGCTTGTTGGTCATTGGTCCCCGCTCGCCGTCGAAAGCGGGCGGGGACTTTCTTTTAAGCTTATGTCTTGGCTCGCCATTACCGCCGATCACATCAACGCTCGTCTATCAAGTGACGAGTTGGCGGGCTATGTGGATGCGGCGCAATCTGCCGAATCAGGCGTTGACGCTATCGCTGGTATCATCGCGCAAGTAACCGCAATGGTGCGGGGAAAAGTCGCATCCTGCCGCGCCAACCTGTCGAAGCTAGGGCCAGCCGGGACCATTCCAAGCGAGTGCCTGTTTGCCGCTTGCACGATTGCTAGAGACGCGCTTGTCGGGTCGCTGCCACTGTCTGAGGGCGCAAGCGAAGTGCGACGCGAGGAACTGCGCAAGGCGCACGAGTTCCTTGACGCCGTTGCATCGTGTTCCGTCCGAATCGAGACGCCATCCGGCACGATTCCAGAATCCACTTCAAGCTCAGTCGCATACGGCGGGGCAACCCTCCTTGACTTCTGACCATGTCGAAATTCTACTCAACAGCCGACGCCATCGCCGCCCGCCTTGAAGCGGATGACGCTCTTGCGGGTGTCGCCGTGGTGGTTGACCGGCAGCGGGATCTCGACGCGGAACTGAAGAAAGCGATCGGGATGCAAAAAGGCAAGGGATTGCTCGTTGTCACTTGGATCGGAGGCAACAATTTTGACACGATGAAGGAAACCCCGCACATCGCAGCGGACTATACCATCACCGGGTTTTTCAAGCCGGTTCTCCGCAGTCATGACACGCCAGCCGATGACATCATCGAAGCGGTTTGCAAGTCGCTGCACGACTGGAAGCAAGACAGCGCCGATCATTTCCATTCCCGCCTTGTAGTCAAAACAATCGACCCGATCCAGCATCCCGAATTGCTCGCGATGCGCGTCTCAATCTCCGCTCAACTCATTCTCTAACCTAACCGAAAAAATACCATGGCCGTCCCTGTTCAGACTGAAATCCTCATTGGTGGATTCGCATATTTCATCCCCGCCGGAACCGTAGTCGACGGAACAACCGTCGCTGGAAGCTCCGCGGGCAAACCCGACACCGACCCGGCAACAAACTGGACCGCATACAGCATTGGCGACGTGCTGAATTTCAAGTTTGGCGACGAGCGGGTGGACATCGCATCGCTTGTCCCACTGGCGTCGGGCGGCTACGCCAAGAAAAACAAATCCATCGTCGTGCAGGACTTCGTTACCCTGAAGACTCGCCAGATGGGCGAAATCATTCACCGCTTGCAATTCGGACTCGCTGCCGCCATCGCCACCGGCACGGCTCAAACTCCGCACCTTGAGCTTGACCGCAAAATCTTCGGCTGGCTGCGCTTGCAGGGTCGGCAACTCGGCGGCACCGACCGATTCATTCTCGACTGGTGGGCAGAGTGCCGGATTGAGGAAACCGGCGAGTTTAACGACAAGGTTGTAGAACCAGTGCTGCGCTTCACGCAGGTCAAAGGCACCGAAGGCAACTCCATCAACTTCCCGGCATAACATGCGTAGGCGCTTGTGATTTTGCCATGGCTCACATGGCTGGGTTTCAGGCGTCCGCGCTCCACTCACTCACGCCATGCCCGACGCACCAGGCCAACCACTGCCAACCTTTACCGCGCCAACGCCATCGGCACCGCCTGCCGTGGTTGCTGCGTTCTCCGCGCCATCGCCAGTCGTTCCAGACCAGCCGACACCGGGCGCGTGTTTCCTGACGATCACCGGGACGCTGACCAGCAACGGAAGCTCGCCGGTTTCATTTGCCGCTCTTTCGAGAGTTCTGTCGGAAAATGGGCGAGTCAAGTTTGCAGACCCGGAAGACGGCGACACGTCGGTTTTTTGGTCAACCGAAGATGACAAGTGGTTGATCGAAAAATCCGGCATTGGCTCGCTGTTTGAATCCGCCGATGATGTCGCTTATCCATGGCTTGCCGCGTTCACAGCAACCTCGCCAGCTACCGGCACGCCAGTATTGACGCTCACCGGTTCACTGCCTGAAGCGATGACACCACCGCCAAACACTATCGCCGCCCCATGACGACCATCACAAGAGGATTGACGCACACGGAGGCGATCACCGTAACGACACCGGCAGGCGTCGCTGATGACCTAACGGGCGGCACGTTCTACGCGGAGATCCGCGAGCGCGACGGCGACGCAGTGGCGGACATTTCCGCCGCGTTCACGCTGCGCTCGGGGTCAACTAACATCGTGGATTTCTCGCTGGCGCCTGAGGATACATGGTCGCTTCCGATGGGCGCGCTTGTCTGGGATTTGCTGGTTGAGGTTGACGGAGTTCGGACGTTCTTGATTCCGACCGAAACGATGAAAATCAACACCCCGGCGACGCAGCCGGAAGCCGTATGAGTGACAGGACCGTTGTAAGGACAGTGACGGAAACGCGGGTGATCGTGCGCAACGTTGGTCCCGCTGGAACCGGGGGCGGCGGGACTGTTGACGCTGCCGCCATTGCCGCCATCACGCACGCGGCGACAGCGAAGACGACGCCGGTTGACGCCGACGAGATCGGACTGGCTGACAGCGCAGCAAGCTACGGCTGGAAAAAGCTTACATGGGCCGCAATCAAGGCGACGCTGAAAACCTACTTTGACGCGGTCTATCAAGCGGCAGGGGTTACATGGTCAACGCTCGCTGGAAAGCCAACAACGTTTCCGAATGATGACGTTACCGCCGCCACCACAGACGGCGCAACCAATCCTGGAAAACTACTCAAAACAGACGCCAACGGGCGGGTCAAAATCAGCGCGCTTGAAGCGACTGGAAGCGTTACGATCGGCGGGCCGGACCAGCAAGGATCGTTCAACGAAACCACTCTCAGTCAAAACCAAAACTATGGATTGCCTGATGCGTCGAACACACTCGCGCTGACCGGAAATGCACAAGGAGAGCCGGATAAACTCACGCAAGGCACCGTCTCCGGCTACACCGAAAACGCCACGGCGATCGGGACCGTGCCGACTAACGCTCACGAGATAAACATCGCAACCAGCACATACCAGAGCGTTCAGCTAACAGCCAACACGCCTTGCACGTTTGCAATGCCAACCGCAGCGTTTGGCAAGTCGTTTATCCTGATCGTCAAGCAAGCTGCCGCAACCGGAAACGGAACCGCCATTTTTACGGGCGTTGATTGGGGCGGCGCGGGAACCTACGCCGCGACAGCGACCGCAGGAAAAGAAGACGCTTTGACGTTTTGGTCCACTGCGACAAGCGGCGGCTACAAATGGCGCGGAGCTTACCAGAAAGGATTCACAACCTGATGTTCGCCGCTGGTAAAATGATGAGGATAAGCGCTGGTCCATGGTGGCTTTCTGGAGGACTGGCTCCTGCTGATTGTTTAGTTGCGTACCAATCTAAAAACGCCGCAAGCCTTGCGGCATCGTATGTCAATCTTGCGAATCCCGGCACTTATGATGCTTCT